TAGGGCATTTACCCTATGCAACAATTTGGCACCCATGGTGTTTAGTTCTTTACTAACATGGGATACTGTATGCGGAAGCTCGTGTCATTGCGGCTTAAGAAAGTGATACAGTATGCAAACTCTAATGCGGAACCTCGTGTAATTGCGGGTTAAGAAAGTGGTTAGAGTGCTGTCGTAAAACCGTCGGGAGACGTTAAATTCTTGCTGACCAATTTGATTAAGACTTGGAATTGAAATTCTCTGCCTGTCATAACGGAATGATCGTAACCGATCTCCAGCTAGAGGCTTGTACATAATTGCCATTAATGTACATGCAGCAAAACTCTTAGGCTGGCATTATTGATACCGTTAGGTTACTCAATAATGAGGAGGAGTACTATTTAGTACTATTGATTCATGTTTGCCTCCGAATATAAATATAGGATATGAATCTGGCACGTCTTGGAAATAGTGTGAGCTACCTATTCCATCGGACGTTAAACTTGTTAGCTTGCTGAAACGAACGCAACTGATTTTAGTGGTGTTGTGGCTCTCTCAGAGGAGACACAACAGAATACTCAGACCCGGAACGAAACGACCGTTTTCTCGGACGCTAGTATGGTATCAAATTTGATACCAGCTACGCTAGCATCGGAGATCGGAGTCTTGGATAATGACCATAGTATAGTGCAGTTTCTTGAACGACCTACCCAAATTTGGGTTGGTAATCTTGATACTAACATGAAACCTATTGCGACTTTTCCTAGTGATACTGGACCTGGACCATTTCAACCGTTTATAAAGGTATTCAATTTACCCGGAGACATTCTTGCCAATGGTAAGAAGTTGGATAAAGTGAATAGTTTTCAATGGTTGAAAGCTGATTTGGTTGTTCGATTCATAGTCAATGCCAATCCATATGTCGCTGGTCGGTATTGGATTGGATTGGCTCCCCATGATGAAGAGTTAACTGAGCTAGCTATGTTCCTTGCAAAAGGAAGAGCTGGAATTACCTCTTATCCTGGGATAGAATTGGACCTTCAAACCTCTACGTCTGCTGAGATTAAGGTGCCTTGGACATCCGTGTATGAAGCTATGTCGCTTACGGAAACTGGTCAGAACTATTTACAATTGTATTTAGTTGCTCTGACTCCTCTGTACGCGCCAGATAATTCAACCAAGGTGCCCATCCAAGCTTTTGGGTGGTTTGAAAATGTCGAAATTCGCGGCCCCACTCCCATTCCTGCAGTTTTGCAAATTGGAAATGAAGCTTCTCCTCCCATTTCTGAGATAGCTTCTGGTGTTTCAAAGGCCGCCAATATTCTCGCGCCCCTTCCAGTTGTTGGTACTGTGGCCTCATCTGTGTCTTGGATAGCAGATATTACCTCTAAGGTAGCCTCCATTTTCGGATGGAGCCGACCTATTGAAGGTTCTCATGCTACCCCAATGGCTCAGATACCGGCACGCGGTTACTCGCAATTGAAAGCAATTGATGATTCCACTGTTTTGGGCTTTTCGAATGATAATTCAATTGTTGAAAAAGAATCGAATTTTCTTGAAGATGTTGATGAAATGTCGATTGAACATGTTTGTTCTCGTCCTGCAGTCGTGGATTTGGCGACTTGGTCTACTACCACTCAGCCTAGCGAAGTGCTTAGTATTCAATGTTGTGGTCCTCTAGTTGATGCTTCACGGAAACGAGTTTGGACGGATGAATTGCATGGTTCAGTGTATGAAGTCTTTGATCTTAATTTATTTGAAATGACGGCCTCATTTTTTCACATGTGGCGTGCCGATTTGCACTTTCGGATTTCTGTTGTGAGGACACCTTTCCATGTAGGAAGACTTGAGATATTCTTTGTGCCCAATGCATATGTAACTGCAGCTGATGGAGCAATCTATGATGCTACGAATACATATAGGCATATAATGGATATTACCGAGAATTCTGAAATGGAATTTGTCGTCCCTTACATGCACAAAAACGTTATGTGTAATATGGGCTCTTCAATGCAATGGGGACAACACCCGGATGATGATCAGGCTATTGGTTCATTGGTGATTCGAGCTCTTACACCGTTAAACTGTCCTTCAACAGTTAGTCAATCTATAGGTATTAATGTGTGGAAGTGGGCCACTAACGTGGCTTTTTCTTCCCCATTACCCTATGGTTTGCAGGTGTATGACCCAGTTATTAATGGACCTTTACCTCAATCGGAACTGCAGATTAATGTTTCCAATTTACCGCTAGGTGCGAAAAGTGTGGCATTTGGCAGTAGTAATACTCCAAATTCCATTCTTGACGCTACTTCGACGGTGGGCGGCGAGGTTTGCCTCAATTTGAGACAACTCACGCGAGCCCATCGTGTTTGGCAAGGTTTTCTGCAAAATGAACCCGGAACGGACTTGGGACTGAACGTTAATTATGGCATGAAGGGAATTATAGGTTTGATGTCTTCGATATATGCATTTTATCGAGGCGGATTATCTATAAAGCTTTTTCATCTTTCGACTGGTGATGGTATTAACACTTGGCTCAACACTTCTCTTCGGAGAGTGATTGATACCAATGGTTATTATCAAGGTTTTGATTCAGTTCGCCATACCACATACCCACAACTCAACCCAGTGCATGAAGTTGCTGTACCATTTTACAGCAAAGCGCGGCGAGGTCTATGTAATCGAGCAATTGCTTTTGATTATAGTACTGCAGGCAAGGTAGCCAATTCTCGTTTTATGCCACTTTTGCATATTGACTCTGGAACTACACTTGATTTAGAGACAACAATAGCTGGTAAAGACGATTTCACATTTGGATTTCTTGTTGGCCCCTGTATTCTCGGTAGATTACTAGGACCCGCGTGAGTCGGGCTTACATTACGCCGAAACCATTTAAGTAATGTATAGTCTGTAACCAAAACGAAGCGTAGCACTTCTCATGCTATGTGGATTTGTGGAGATGACCCCTGAAAAGTAGGATTTTCAATCGGAACCGAAGCGTAGTACTTCTCAAACTACGTGGATTTTTGGAGATGACCCCTGAAAAGTAGGAACCTTTGTTTCTGTCACATATTGTTGTAGGGACATAGTCGTGTACGTTATCTTTGAGATGCATAAGGTGAGTAATTTCATGAAGTCCATGGAAGGCTCTCGATCTTATGTGTTGGTATTTATACCTGGCGTGCTACTGTGTATGCAACCCCCTTTCTCCCTGTGGAAACAACACTTGCTTAAAACCCTTATGTACAAACATATGTAGGATTGGACACCCTATATGTGTTGCTTTATTCCAGGATGAAGCATGTACAGTCGTGATCTGATTAGCGGAAGGTGAAAACAGAGCGACAAATAAGGCTGGAGGCTTCTATCACATGTGCACCGTGAGTGTGATAGAGTTAGTCACGATTGGTTTGGCGACCATAGTGACTAATTGTGTTATCATGGTAAGTTTGCATCATTGGATGCAAGCTTTAATTCCACTTCTTTTCCTCCTCTCCCTTTTGGACAGAAATATTCCCCGATTTCGACTTGAAGTGTGTCCTTACACTTTGGTTATATCCCGAACCTATCGGCCAATACATAAACGTAATTTTTATATAAAACGACAAAACGTATTTGGGCGTGTTGTAGTTCAACCCGTTCAGGTATTTAAATAGTCATGGTGTGACGAACCTGCTTTCGAGCAACAATGAACTCTCACAATGGAAATAACGTGCCTGTTATGCCAATGTCCACTCTCTCACCTCTGAAAATGGAACGGATCTTGAAGGAAACGGAACGTGCGTTAATGTGTGAGTTGCTTTTTGGTGACTCATGCGTCAAGGATGATCGGAAACGGATGACCTCGAAACGGATACGAAATACCCCAACTGAACCACGAATACGGAAACAATTCAAGAAAAGTGTTTTGCAAATCAATAATGTTTTTAGTAGCTTAGGCAATGCGTATTCAGGAATGCGGGATACTGCTGCTAATGTTTCAACAACGGCAGAAAATATGGCGAATATCTCCGCGCGTTGGCGAGAAGCAGTAACACCACACTGTGAAAGTGTAGCGGCAAGAGCTGCTAGTATTTTGAGTTCGTTAGAAGATATTTTGAAGCCTTTGACAGATTCGATTAATTCCATAGCGAAAGGGGCTAATTTGTTGTCGATTTTGATGAAAATTTTTGGTGTTTTAGTTAATGGCGCTTTGGCGAAACCAACACATGTAATTGAATCTATTATTGTTAATTTAGTACTTAATTTTGGTGTCGATATTTTTATGTACATTAAAAATTGGATTGCTCCCGAACAAAAAGAGGAAAATTTTAATGTTTTTGATTTTGATAAATTAAATGGTTTTCGATTTCCTCTTTCAGAATTACAAATTGGTGGTATGGAATCCATTCGTGAAATGTTTACGGATTTTTTCTTCAAGCTCTGGGGACACAGAGGTTTGACAGTGCCGGCTCTTAGTGCCATTACTTTGTTCGCTTTGCAGTTTGCATTGGGGACACCAAAGTCTTGGACACTAGCTGACACTATTAAACATTTGTCAACTTCGAGTAAGAATTTGAAATCTATATTCGATTTTGCTGGTGGATATCATCACATTTTTGAAAATATGTTTTCTTACATTCTTGGAATTTCTTTAGGAGATATTACAGATGCTTCAAAATTAGATAAGGTACTTTCTGGATTTTATAATTGGGGCAAAGAAATAGTTGATATTGGATTTGTAGAAGAACCTGTAGAAATTAGATTAGAAAAAGATAAGAAATTGGCTTACACTATTGATCGATTGTACAGACAAGGAATACAATATGCCACATTGATTGGGGAAAAACGATTAGACAATAGGATGACCTTAGTTTACCACAAATTGTTCAAAATTATTGAAGAGTACCGGAAGAAGTGTGATTTTACAGGTGTTTTTGGTAATAAACCACGTATGGAACCAGTAGTAATTCAATTATTTGGTGAATCGGGTGTGGGAAAATCAGGCATGGTGTGGCCTTTGGCTATTGATATTAATTCATTGTTTTGCGATAATTTAGATGAGGCGAAAGAATTTTCAAAAAATATTTATTTTCGTAATGTAGAGCAAGAATTTTGGGATCATTATGCTGGGCAGAATATTGTAGTTTATGATGATTTTGGCCAAGTAGTTGATACGTCAGCAAAACCTAATTTGGAATTTATGGAATTGATTCGGGTGAAAAATCCGGCGCCATACCCATTACATATGGCGTCTTTAGAGGAAAAGAAGAGAACCAAATTTTGTTCAAAAGCTGTTATATTAACTCAGAATGTTTTGTCCCAACATGTTACTTCATTGACGTTCCCCGAAGCTTATCGTAGAAGGATTGATTTATGTGCCCAAGTACGAATTAAGGATGAATTTACCAAAGAAGGATTTTCTGCTGAGCGAGGTGTGCCTGTTAAGCGATTAGATACATCAAAATGCAATTCCACAATTGATACTCGCCCTTATGAATTGGTTATGTATAATGCTGAGACAATGCGACCTGTAATTTCTAATGGAGTCGAGAAGGTGCTTAGTTATGATGAATTTTTGCAATTAGTAATTCAGAGTGTACGAGATCATGAAAAACGTGGTAGGGATATTTTGACGTGTTTGACTGAACGCATGGATGCAGCACGCTTTGAATCGCTGCGCAAAAATAGTGAATTGCAGACTTCTTTTTATGGAGATGATGGAATGAGTGAATTACAAATAAATCTTCGACAGTTTAATATTTTTGATACCGCCAGTTTTATGTATTCCCCTAAATTGAATTACTTTTTCTACAAGAATTTTTACCCCCCCCCCACGGAACCAGGAGGAAAAATAGTAAGTCCACACACTTGGGAATATTCAACCGAAGAAACGAGAGAAAATGGAGCTGAAGAGGAAGAATTTTTTGATACTGAAAACGAGATTGGGGATACCACGGTGAGCACAACACCACAAAATCACCTTTATCATCATGAATTTGGCCCGCGCATGAATAAAGAGCAATTTCTACAACAATTTTTAGATTCTATTACTTTTGCTGAAGTACTTATAAAAAAACAATATGAACATCTTAATGTATTACGCGGAATATTTACAATTTTTGGTGTTGTTTTGGCTGGTTTGGGTATTTGGGATCTGTATAAAATCATGACTCACCCTGGTGTTAAGGATGTTGGGCGTCGATCAATTAATTATATTCGTAGAACTGTCAGAAAATTGAAAGTTAAAATTTTTGGATATGGTGAATGTAATTCTTGTGAGGATGAGACAATTGTTTGTGATGAACACCCGATGACATTTTCTGCAGTTGATGATGAGGGTGTGCAACGAGTGTGGTGTAAAGTGTTCAATGATGGTACGTGGTACTATGTCCGTCAGGATGGTCAGTCCATGTTCTCAGGTGTAGAGCCACAAACCTACAATGATGTTGTGGGGTGGCACTTTAATGAGAAAGATGAACTGATGGTTCGTGATGGAAATGGTAAGTATGTGCGAGCATTGGACATTACACCCAGTGGAATCCACGAGGCTAACTCGTCTGGTGATGCACTAACACGAGTGCAAAAGAAGGTTGTTGTAGAGGCAGTTGCTTCTGGAGATGCGCTAACCAATTCACCTAAAAAGGTAATTATAGAAGCGTGTTCTTCAGGCGATGCTTTGACAAAGAAACCTAAAGTTGCAGTTGTGGAGTCTTCATTAGATAATGAGTTTGTTCGTGGTATTCACAATGGTGAAATGCAGATGTGGAAAGATTCGACAGCACAAGATTTAATTAGCACCCGAATTCTCAATAATTTATACAAAATTTCTAATGTTTCAGAAAGTAAAGATTTATTAAATGGGTTATTTATTAGGGATACGGTGATGTTGCTGCCCGAGCACGTCAATCTCGGCGTTAAGGGTGGTCAGACGATTAGTATTGAGAATGCTTTTGGATCGCGATTTGAGTTGCCATATGATGTTGTCAAGAAAATACCAGTACTAGATTCACAAGGACGACCAAAGGACGCGATATTGTGGGTTTTTCCGCGATATGTCAACTGTCATGCTGACTTGGTCAAGCATTTCCAAGAAATGCCCGAGCTCGCCAGAAGACAAGTGGACGTAGCGCTACCCACATTACGCAGTTACAATGGTAAGACTACACTGACCGTACTTGGTAATGCGAATGCTACTTTTGATTACACCACGTTGCAAACGAGTCGAGGACCTGTGGTTATTCGAGATGCTGTGAAATATTGTTTGAACACCAAACGTGGAGATTGTGGAGCTCCTATAATTTGTCAAGAATCCTCCATTACTCGCAAAATTATTGGATTTCACATTGCTGCTCACCTTGATGGCTCCGAAGCTTTTGGTCAATCGATTACCAGGCGTGATTTAAATCAGGCTCTGGAATCACTCCAAACTTTGGAACATGAAGTTGATGGTTTAGCAAATCTTGAGGTGCACTCCCCTGTTCACGAGCTACAATTTGGTCGTGAATACACCCAAGAAGAACTGCGAGAACAATTTAAAATCCCCGCTCCCACATTCCAATATTTTGGAATTTGTAGTAAGAAAGTCTTTTCTCCATCTAAGACTGATTTGCGACCGTCTGTTATTCATGGTTTTGTTCCACCTACGACGAAACCTGCTCATTTGACCCATCCTACTGAGAACATTATGGATTTGAATCTACAGAAATGTGGAATCAATACACCATATATCTCAGAAGAAGAAGTTAATATGGCGGTTAAAGACTTTGAAGTGGAATTGATGCGTAACAGTCGCTCGAATTTGAGGCGTGTGCTGACCTATGAGGAGTCGATCTCGGGTAAAACCGAAGATTCGATGTTTCTTGGGCCAGTGACGCGTCAAACTTCGTGTGGTTATCCATGGGTCTTCGAAAGGCCTAATGGTAAACCTGGCAAAACGTTTTGGTTTGGAGATAGTGATGAGTATTACTATGACCCCCGTGTCCGTGAAAGAATTTCTTTCCTTGAGGAAGAACTTGCTAAAGGCAAAGTTATTCCTTTTGTTTGGACTGATACCTTGAAGGATGAGCGCAGGCCCATCTCCAAGGTAGATCAGCTGAAAACACGTGTGTTTGCAGCTGGACCCCAAGACTATGTTCTATTGTTTAGAATGTATTTCTTGGGATTCATTGCTAATTGTATGGAGAACCGTATTAGCAATGAAATCGCCGTTGGAACAAATCCCTATGGATACGACTGGACCATATTGAGTAAGAAATTACGAAAATTTGGAAAAGCAGTATTTGCAGGAGATTTTTCCCAATTCGATGGTACTCTCAACTCGTGTATTATGCACAAGTTTGTAGATGTGATCAATCGGTGGTACAACGACGGCCCACGGAATGCTATGATTAGGAGGGCTTTGTTTATTTCCATATTTAATTCTATTCATTTATGTAATGGAATTTTCTATGGATGTACGCATAGCCAACCTTCAGGCAATCCGATTACCACGATTTTGAACTCTTTTTATAATTCAGTATCTATGCGCATCGCTTATCGGCGATGTGCAAGGAAGGCTGGATTATTGGAGAGTCAGATTCCCCCGTTTACTGAAGCTGTGTCAATGGTCTCTTATGGAGACGACAATGTTGTCAATTTCATCGACAGCATTCTTTCTTGGTTTAATCAAGAGACAGTTACAGAAGCGTATGCCACTTTTGGCATGATTTATACCGACGAAGCTAAGACTGGGAACATTATAAAGAGTAAGACTCTTGAAGAGTGTTCCTTTCTTAAACGTGGGTTTAAAAGGGATGGTCCCGTCACGCGCGCTCCTCTTGAATTAGGGGTGGTGCTCGAGATGTGTAATTGGACACGTGGTAAGGCATCTGACAATGAGACTGCGACCGCAGATAATATATCAGCCGCTGTACGCGAATTAGCGTTACATGGGGAAGATATATTTAATTTGTGGTCAGAGCGTCTCATCCGGGCTTTTTACGAGAAGACGAATTCGTATCCTCGTACAAAGACAATGAAATCGTATCTGGACGAAATGGATGAGGCGTAATGCGCTTTCCAGGTACGTTAGGTGAGGCTGTTTACAGACAGTTTTATCTATTCGATTTTTTTATAGATTGGCCGACTTAAAGGCCCCCTGGCTAACAGTAACAGGGCTCGTGCGCAGAGGTAAATATTGAAATTTCTTCATTATTTATCACACGTATGTTTTTCTTTTTTTTTTCGATGTAGTATGGTTTTTATATTTTGCCATTTATTTTTTAATTAATTTGGAAAACATATGTCGTTTTGTTTATTGTAAAATGTGTTACTACCAGAACTTGTTTTGGCTCTGCACATTTTGCAATCGACTTTCCG